GTAAAGTTTTAAAACCCGGTGCTACTATTGGTACTGGCATGTTTGAAAAAAGTATTGAAGAACTGGCTGATGAAGCTGGTATTTTAAAAGAAGGTTTAACACCTGACCCATCTATTATGGAAATATCTCCAGCACAAAGAGCTGCGAGAAGAATGGAAAAATTAATCCATGACCAAATAGAAGAATCTAATGGTTCATCGGAAATAAGAAATGCACTTTTAGAATCTGCATTACTTGGTACAGGTATTGTTAAAGGTCCATTTAATTTTAATAAAACTTTAAATAGATGGACTTACGATGAAGAAGGAGAAAGAAAATTTAATCCTCTTGAAGTTAGAGTACCAAGAATAGAATTTGTAAGCTGTTGGGATTTTTATCCAGACCCTGCAGCAACTAACATAGATGAATGTGAATATGTAATACATAGACACAAAATGAATCGTAGTCAACTAAGGCAGTTAAGAAACATGCCTTTCTTTGATAAAGAAGCTATTAGAGAATGTTTAAGACTAGGAGCTAACTACGAAGAAAAAAGTTTTGAAGCTCAACTAAAAGATGATTCTACTGTTGATGAAGAATACTCTTCAAACTTTGAAGTCCTTGAATACTGGGGTATTATGGATGCAGAGTATGCTAGAGAAGTTGGTATTGATTTACCTGACAGTGTAGATGATTTAGATGAGATACAAATAAATGCATGGATATGTGGTGGTAAATTATTACGAGCAGTAATAAATCCATTTACACCTTATCGTATTCCATACAATGCTTTTCCTTATGAAAGAAACCCCTATAACTTTTTTGGTATAGGTATCGCTGAGAATATGGATGATTCTCAACAGATTATGAATGGTCATGCTCGGATGGCTATTGATAATTTAGCATTAGCTGGTTCATTAGTATTTGATGTTGATGAATCGGCTCTTGTTGGTGGACAGAACATGGAAATATATCCGGGTAAGATATTTAGAAGACAAGCAGGAGTACCGGGTCAATCTATATATGGCTTAAAGTTTCCTAACACTGCACCAGAAAACATGATGATGTTTGATAGGTTTAGACAGTTAGCAGACGAACAAACAGGTATTCCTAGTTACTCACATGGACAAACTGGAGTACAAAGCATGACTCGAACTGCTTCTGGTATGTCAATGTTACTAGGAGCTGCTAGTTTAAATATTAAAACAGTTATTAAAAATCTTGATGACTTTTTATTAAAACCATTAGGAGAGGCTTACTTTCAATGGAACATGCAGTTCTTTGAAGGTGAGGTAGATGTGGTAGGTGATTTAGAAGTTAAGGCAACTGGTACAAATAGTTTAATGCAGAAAGAAGTTAGAAGTCAAAGACTAACAATGTTCTTACAAACTGCACAAAATCCAACTATTGCACCATTTGTTAAAATATCTAAATTGGTTAGTGAACTTGCCTATAGCTTAGACTTAGACCCTGATGAAATCTTAAATGACCCAGAAGAAGCAGCTATGATGGCACAGATTATAGGAATGCAAAATGCTGGACAAAACACAGGCGAGGAAGCTCAACCCGGTGGTCAACAACCCGCAGGTATGGGAGGTGCTGGTGGAGTACCTCAAGGACCGCAAAATGTTGGAGTTACAGGCACTGGCGGTGGCAACATCGGAATCGGAAATGTTCCGGTTGCAGGGGAAGATAGCTTCTCTGGTACACTTAGAGGCTCTGCCCCAACAGGTCAAGGAAGCCCTGAATAGAATAGAGGAATAAATATGTCAGAACGTGATTTAAAAGAAAATAAAAAAATAGCAAATGACATTAAAAAAATGGCAGAAAAGTTTTTTCCAGAAAAAAATAAAACTAAAATAGATGAAATACCTAAAAAAATACCCAGACCAAAATTATCTACTTCAGGTGTAGAACCAATAATATTTAAAACAGAACCATTAGATGAACCAATGATAACTAAAAAAGATATTGTAGGACCGGGAATGCTTGACCAAGACTATTTTGATACTGAGTTTTCTTTAATTGAAGATAATAGAAAGGTTATAAATGAATTTCAAACTGAAGCAGTTGACTATATTAAAAATAATCCAGAGTTTAATCCACAAGATATATTTAAAGAATCCAAAAAAATTAATAAAAAATATGCTCCAGAAGCTCAAATGAAAGAAAATGATTTATTAAATTCTTTAATTAAAATTTTAGATTCTGAAAAAGTTAAACACAATTTAAAACCTAGAGATAAAAAACAAGATGGTGGTAAATTACAAAATCCTGAAAAAGCTGACTTAGATAATGATGGTGAGCTATCATCTTATGAAGAAGCTAGAGGCGAAGCTATTGAAGAAAACATGCGAGAATCTAAACAAGTAGGTGGCATGATGATGGATGACCAAATGGCAGATATGATGGAAGAAGAAGATAAAATGTCTATGGATAATCAAATGGCAGATATGATGCCAGAAGAAAAAACAGAAGAACAAAAAGCTATTGAAGAAGCACAAGCTCCTGATGAAATGATGGAAGAAAACTATGTAGACTTTTTAATAGATGAAGCATTGAGTGATGATGAAGAAGCAATGCTTATGCAAGAATTACAAGCAAATCCACAACTTAGTATGTTGTTTGATAAAGTTATGGAAGTTGCAATGGAATTTTCAGGCTCTGGACCTGTTGAAGGTCCGGGCACGGAAGTCTCTGATTCGATACCTGCAAGGTTATCGGATGGAGAGTTTGTCTTTACTGCTAAGTCAGTAGATGTTTTAGGAGCTGACAATTTAATGTCACTAATGAAACAAGCTGAAGCTCAAGCAGACCAAAGACAAACGGCTCAAGATGGTGGAATGATGGAAGAAGAAGATACTGCTATGCCAGTTCAACAAGAACCAGTAAGGCAGGATATTCGAGTCACTAAAGAAACAGTTGATTCTCAAGCAGCAATGCAAGATGAAGAAGACTTAATTGGTGATGAGATTAAAAAATCTATGCTTTCCGGAAGACCACATGTTAGAAGCTAGGTGATAAAGCCACCCTGTTTACAGGCACTTTATCTTATTTAAACTGAAAGGCGACCTTTACAAGACAAGCCCTGCAAGTGCACACGCAGCTACCTTGTTAAACGAAGCCCTGAGTAGGAGTATAAAAATGACAGAAGAAGTCAAAACTGAGGAACAGCCAAATCCTTATAATTTAAAAAAATCTTGGCACGAAGGTACTGATAAACCTTTTCAGTCATCAGAGCAGTTATACTTTGAAGACCCATCAGAAAGAAATAAATTATTTAAATCTGGTGATGTTAACGAAGCAGAACAAGCTGGTAATGTTGAAGTAGAAAATCTGGAAACTACTAAGGATGAACCTTACAAAAAACCAGACTACAAAAAGCGTTACGATGACTTAAAAAAACATTATGATAGTAAACTTAATGAGTTTAAAGTCAGAGAGCAAGAGCTTTTAACTGAAGCAGCTAGTAATAGACCTGCTTATCAAGCTCCTAAAACTGAAGAAGAACTTGAAGAGTTTAAAACAAAATATCCTGATGTTTTTGAGGTTGTTGAAACTGTAGCTCATATGCAAAGTGAATCTAAGTCAAAAGTTCTAGAAGAACGACTTAGTCAACTCCAAGAACGTGAAGCTCAAATGTTAAGACAATCTGCAGAAGAAAGGTTAATGGAAAAACATCCTGACTTTAATGAAATTAGAAACAGTGATGATTTTCATGCATGGGCAAAAGAGCAACCCCAGTCTATACAAGATTGGATTTATGATAACTCTGATAACCCTGATTTAGCCAGTCGTGCATTAGATTTATTTAAAAAAGATGTAGGCATAGAAGCTGCTCCAAAAAAGACAACTTCTAAAAAGACCAAATCTGCTGCTGATATGGTATCTACTAAAACAACAAGTGTAGAACCTAAAAGCGAAAAGGTATGGTCTGAAAGGGAGATTGCTGCAATGAGTATGGACGAGTTTGATAAACACGAAGCTGAAATCAGCGAAGCCATGCAACAAGGCAGAATCGTTAAATAAAACTATAAACACAAAGGAGTACTGTTATGGCTCAATTTTTTGAACCTTCAACTGATACTGATGCTAACTTTGCAAACTCCGTAAGTGGACAAACTAATAGTTTTTTCCTACCTAAGATATATTCCAAAAAGGTTTTAAACTTTTTTAGGAAAGCGTCTGTGGTTGAAGCTATTACTAACACCGACTATGCTGGTGAAATTTCTGCTTTCGGAGACTCAGTTAGGATTATTAAAGAACCTGTTATTTCCGTATCGGATTACACAAGAGGTTCTGACACTACTCAAACAAAGTTAACTGACCAAGAGATAACTTTGGTTGTAGATAGTGCTAAGGCTTTCAAATTCATCGTAGATGATATTGAAACTAATATGTCACACGTTAACTTCAAAGAAGTAGCAACTTCTTCTGCAGCTTACGCATTAAGAGATTCTTATGATGCTGCAGTGATTGCTTCTATGTTCTCTGGAGTTTCTACATCTGGACCTGACCATGCGTTAGGTGCTGATGCATCTGCTGCTACTCAAACTATGGGTCAGCATCAAGGTGGTTCTAACTCTATCGACCTTTTAGGTTCTGATGGTACTGGAACTGACCCGTTAGATGTGATGTCTTTTATGGCTAAGTTACTAGATGAGCAAAGCGTTCCTGAAGAAGGAAGATGGTTCGTTGCACCACCTTCATTCTACAATGAACTTGCACAATCTGGTTCTAAGTTATTGTCTGTAGACTTTAACGCAGGTCAAGGCTCTATAAGAAATGGTCTTGTATCTAGTGGTAAACTAAGAGGATTTGACATGTACAAATCTAATAATGTTGCTGCTGCTAGTACAGCTACTGGTAAGATTCTTGCCGGTCACATTTCTTCTACTGCAACTGCTCAAACTATCATCTCAACTGAAGTGTTGAGAGACCCAACTTCGTTTGGTGACATAGTTCGTGGATTGCACGTATACGGAGCTAAGGTCCTTAGACCAGAAGCTTTAGTATCTGCTTTCTACACAGTAGACTAAATATAATTGGGGGAGTCTTCGGACTCCTCCTTTTTAGGAGAATAACATGGAAAAAATTATGTATTACGAAACTATTCATCAGAAAGAAGAAAAATGTTCTGAAATGGTAGGTCACAATACTATGAGATTCGAATATGAAGAATCTAAGGGAGAAAAATAATGTACGGAATGGACAAAAAGAAAAAAAAGAAAATGATGTACGGTGGTTCTGCTCGTAAGAATATGAAGCACGGTGGTCCTCACAATAAAATGGACAGAATTGGCATGGCTATGGGCGGTGCTATGGAAGTTCAAGAACCTAACTAAAATGAAAGTTGCAGCTCCAAAAGGTTATCACTGGATGAAGCAGCCAAATGGCAGTTATAAACTAATGAAGCACTCTGGAAAGTTTGTTAAACATAAGGGTGCTTCATTAAAAGCAGATTTCAAGATACAAAAAAGACACACAAATAAATAATGGCAACTACATATTTAGACTTAACTAATGAAATACTTAGAGAACTAAACGAAGTTCCTCTAACTTCTACAAACTTTGCAAGTGCTGTAGGTTTTCAACAGTTTGTCAAAGATTCTATAAACAAAGCTATCTTTGATGTAGCAAATGAAGAGCCACAGCTACCATTTTTTTCCGCAGGATTAAGTGGAGCAACAGACCCGTTTTATGGTAATACAACTGTTGCGACAGTAGCTGGACAAAGATGGTATACGTTAAAAGCTGATAGTTCTAGTTTAACTACAGACTTTGCATCTGTTGATTGGGATGATTTCTATATTACCACAATTAATGTTTCTGGTGAGTCAGCTCCGTTTGTTTCAGAAGGATTAAAATATATTAATCTTTCAGAATGGCGAAGATTTTTAAGAGACCCAGAAAATGCAGATGATGCTAATACTCAAGCTTATGGTGAACCTCAGTATGTATTTAAATCCCCAGACAGTAGAAAGTTTGGGTTAAGTCCAATACCGGACAAAGTTTATAACATACATTTTTTTGCTTTTAATAGACCAACAGCATTAAGTGCTTTTGGTGACGAAATAGTTTTTCCCGAACAATACAGTAATGTAATTACAGCTAGAGTTAGATACTATGTGTGGCAATTTAAAGAAAGTCCACAACAAGCTGCATTTGCCTTAGAAGATTATAAAAAATCATTAAAACAAATGAAGTCAAGTTTAATTAATCCTACCCCTAGAGAAATGGTAGATGACAGACTTTATTACTAGGAGATATAAATGACAACTAAAATACCTAAAGAATTATCAAGCACT